GACCGGGCGCGCTTCACGATCTCGGCTTTTGCGTCGTTGAACGTCTTCCCCTGCCGCATCAGGTGCGCCACGGCTTCGGTTGCGTCGAGCCTGGCCTTGTGGGCGCACTCGACCTCCCATTTCTGGAGTCCGAGCGCGTTTCCTTTCCAGCCGCGTGCCATCAGGAATCCTCCCCCTTGCTGGTTTCAAGACCGATCTGGATAAGGCGGCGAACGGCCTCGGATCGAGACGGCACGCGATTCTCGTATCGCCAATCCTCTATGGCACGCACCTCATCAGCGGTGATCTTGACGTGCAGCCGCTCGGTTTCGCTCGCGCCAAGCTTCGGGCGTGCCATCAGGAATCCTCCTCGATATAGCGCTCGGCCGCCTCACGTGCCGTCTCTACGCCCCCAGGAAGGGCAAGGAGCGCGAACAGGGCCGGGAGATAGGTCGGGGCATCCTGCTTGCCATCCAGCCATTTCTGGACCGTGGAATCGTCCGGGCCGTTGTATCTGGCGCCGATGATCCGCGAGAACTGGCCGACGGTCAGGCCGGTGCGTTGGAGCGCTGCCGAAATCTCGGCCGGCGTCATCTTGATGTAGCGGTATCTGCGCATTCGGTCCCCCATAGGCGACCGCAGCATATCGAATATGCGCGTCATGGTCAGCCGCCCACCGAATAGCCAGCAAGGGCAAGGGCGGCGAAAGCTGCGGACTTCGCCAATCCGACGTCCTTCCCAAGCTCAGCTTTGATGATGAGCCGCGAACGTTCGGGCTTCCCATCTTCGGAAAGTGTGACAAGCAACCCGTGGGCTGGAACATATTTGAGCACAGCGCGCATCAGGCCAGCGCCTCGCGGGCCTTCGCCTGCGCATCCTCGGCGGCGTCTAGCGCGTCCTGAATCGTGCCGTCTGCATCATCAAACATGCCGCGCATCTGATGAATTTGATCCATGCTGGCCGACAGCGCGCCGATGCAGTCGAGCAGCGCAGCCTTGACGGGATCGGCAGCGCGGTCGGCGGCATCCTTCTCTATCAGGTCTTCCATGCAGATTGGTGCGGAGAAGCGTGGCCGTGCGGCATTGATGAATGCTTCTGACTTCTCGATCAGGTCGGCGTGTTCTTCCTTCACGGAAACCTCCTCGCCGTTCCATGCGTCGAAGCTCTCGCAAAGCAGGTCGAACATCGCTGAATCCGTTAGGGCGGCGGCGTGCTGCTCCTTGGCGGCCTTCAGCGCGCCGTCGATCCGATAATCATCGAACTCGGTCAGCATAGGCTGAACCAGATCGAACAAAAAGGCGATGGCGTCGAAATTGCGTTCGGTCATTGGGGTTCTCCTTTATGGTCGCCACGATTGGCGGATGACGGTTAGAGCGCGTCGATTTCAGCGATGATCGCTTTCGCCTTGTGATCGGCAGCGGCGCAGGTTTCCAGTTGGGTGACGATCGCCAGATAATCGTCGGGCAGGTCGCTTTCCTTGAGCCTTCCGCCTTCGATGGCGTCGGACAGGAAGTCATGCAGGCGGCCATAGGCGACGCGCATGTCGCGCAATGCGGCCTCCAGATCGGCAGCCTTCCACATTGCGCCTTCCGTGCAATCGAGCAGGCGGCCATACTCGCGCGGCCCGTCGTCTGCGAATTGATCGTCAACGGCCATCAATACGCGAACCTTGGACTCGGCTTCGTCACGGTCGGCGGCGCGCACAGTCGCCCCGTAATCGCCTTCTTCGTCGTCGCTGTCGTTCCATGCGATCAGGACAGAATAGGTCTTCATCTCGGAATCCTTTCCTGTTCAGCCAAGCGCGGCCTGTGGCGGGCGCTGGCGTTGTTTCTGGTGTAGGGGGGCGCAGATCAGCCCGCGCCCGCTGGTGAGGCTGCTAGGCGGCCATCTGCAAAGCTGAGGCGGATGAATAGAAATGCGACGGCGCGCGATACGCGGGGCGATCCACAATCAAGCGCGGCTCCTCCGGCACGAAATCCCAATTCGGAATCTCGAACGGAATCGCGCCTCCTAGATAGACATTGCGCGGGACGCTGCGGCCTTCGGAATTTAGGTCGAATGTCACGCAGCGAATAGCCTCACGACGCAGCGAAATCGAGTGCGGGCATTCGTTGCCGGTCATTGCCAATGCGTACTGATAGGCGCGCAGGGCGGCGTGTTCCTTGGCCGATATGGACCTCGATTTCAGGCGGGCGCGTGTTGCCGTCATGCTGGCGCGCTTAATCGCGGCCATAGAGCGGGCGCGCGGCACGGGCAGAAAGTCGCCGTCCGAATCCTTGAAAACTGCCGTCATGGTTGGACTCCTTCTGTTGGTTGGCACGATTGCCAGGCGGTGCGATTGCACCCCGCACGGCCACCAACGGCGGCCGTGAAGGCTGGAATCCTGCTAGGCGTCGAGCGGATCATAAGGCGCGCGGATACCGCTTTCACGCCAAGCGGCCGCAATCCTTTTGGCTTCCGATACAGATTTGACCGGAACGCCGTTATTGTGTCCGGGCGTCGATTGGCCGTGCAGCAGGTAGCGAACGCCGCCAGCGCCAAGCCACAGGCGATAGGGCACAACCGCCTGTTGTGTTTTGAATGAGAATGACATTGGTCTGAATCCTCCTATGGGTTCAGATCGGGCGCGAGCCCGACGCAGATCAGGGCGATTGACGCGACAATGACGGCCATTCCGGCGAACTCGGCCAAGCAGGCGAGCCAGTCGCGCCAGCTCGCCGCGGCGAGCTCGGAGAGAATGGCGCGGATCATCGGCGTTCGATCCGGATTATCTTGGTGTGGACTTTCGCCGTTGCGAACGTGTCAGGCGGGAGGGTTTCCAGCGTCTCCGCGTCGTCGTGCTGAAACGTGATCGGCACCAAGGCGACGAGAGTCGCCGGCTCGGCGTGCCCGCCCCGCCCCATTAGGGATAGCGCCGCCGCGACATGCTTTCGCACGTCGCTAAATGGCGGGTTCATGATGACCCGCGGGAACTCCACCTTTCCCACGACTTCGCCGGCCCATTCCAGAAAGCAGCGATTGACGACCGATCCGAAGCCGTGAAGCCCGGCCGCAAGCTTTATGTGGCGCTCGACCTGGACAAGCTCGTATCGGCTATGCCCGGCCGCCAACAGCGCGCGGGAAAGCTGCCCGGTCCCGGCGCTAGGCTCCAAGGTCAACCAGTCGCCTTGCGGGCCGAGATAGTCAACCATGCGGGCCGCGACGTCGCCGGGCGTGACGTGGCATTCCGTGGCGCGGTCGACCATGACGGGCTCGACAAGCTCGACCTTCTCCAGATCGCCGAAGCGTTCACGGCGCTGCCTGTCCAGAAACAAGGGCTTGTCGGGCCGGTTGAAATGCGCGGGGCGGCTCATGCTGCGGCCTCCGGCATTTCAGCCAGAATGCAATCGCTATCCGGCGTCGGGTGAACCTTCGAATCCGTGAGGAAAACCGCGCACCATCCCGCCATATAGCGGGGAACGTCAGTTCTCGGATTCGGGCAGACCTTCACGCGGAACGTGCCGTCTGCGCTTGTGAAGGTGCCGCGTTGCTCGGCGTAAATCTTGCCGTATTCGGCCTTGGTCATCTCGACAACGGGAATTGCCTGTTGCTTGCCGAAACGGTTGACCATGATGGCGCCGGCCTTGACGTTGACGATCGCCACCTTTTCGTTGCGCTTCACGTCAGGGATGGAATAGCCGCAATCCCGCATGAGATCGCGCCATTCGTCCGGCGAAAGTTCCAGCGTCTTGCCTTGGCCGATATGAGCGGGAAGCGGGACGGGCGATTCCAGCACAAAGCCGAAATCTGTTGCCGTCGCCTTCGGCTTCTCCGCGCCATGCTCGCGGGCGAACATCTGAATCGCTGTTTCCCGCAACTCGCCTTCGTGGCGCGGCACGTTGCCGAGCAATTCGCGCTCATACGAAAGGCGATTCAGAATATGGGAAATCCAGCGTTCATAATATCCGGAATCAAGGGCGCGCTGATAAGCTTCGATCCGTTCAGCGCGTAGACCTTGCGGCGTCTTCTCGCCGCGTTCCAGTGCGCCGTGGTCGCCGAACTTGGTGAACTTGCCATAACTTGCGGCTTTGATGATTGTCTCGTCATCGGTGACACGACCCCAAAACGCTAGCGCGGCATGGCAGTTGTTGAGATTGCCTTGCAGGTCGCGCAGCTCGGCCAGCAACGTCTTAATGCGCCGGGCGCGGGTGCGCGGATCATTCTTATAGTTCGCATGGGCTTCAACACCATCGGCGCGATAGAGCCAGTAATCAGCCAGTTTCGCGGCCTTGATTGCCTTTTCCTGCGCAGCGTCCATGCGCTCTTTCGTCTTCATCGCCTTGCGCTCGGAGTGATGGCCGACGAGAATCGGCTGCCCGCCGCTGAACCCTTCGGAAAGCTGTTGCGCGGCTCGCTGAAAGGCGTTGGCCTCCCGGTGGCGCTTGTGGGCGAGATTGTCGAGGCGTTCAGCCTTGGCCTGCGCTCGCTCGGCAAGCGTCATCTCTTCCGGCTCGATTTCGCCGGCCAACTCAACAAGAAAATCCTCCCGGCCAGGCGTCCATTTCGGCGCAACGAATAGCTCTTGCTTGGGAGCCCATACGAAGCCGGCGGCCTTGACGCGCTGGTAAGTCTCGGCATCAAGGCGCGACGACGCATAAAGGCGCAATTTGTTGTCTTCGGGCGAATAGGTGGCGGTGTAAGAAATCATCGTTTTGACCTTTCGGGCATAGCTTCGCCGTGGCGCTTGAAGCGCGGGCAGAGCGGTTTCAGGGGTAGGGGCAGGCGCGGCGGGTTAGGCCGCGCCCTCGGCTTTCGCGATGGCGGCACGAGTTGCCGCAAGGCGTGCGCGCGCTTCCGCAAGGCTCCCGGCCATGCGAGGCCCGTCGCGATAGAGCCGGTCGACATATGCCATTTGGTCGGACTCGGCCTGCTTCAGCGCCGCCAGCATGTCGGGCGCGGCCATGATGGTATGCCGGATAGGCACGGCGTCGCGGCCAAGGCCGGGCATTTCCTGAATACGGAACAGCCAGCGGCCATTCGGGCCAGGTTCTTTCAGCATCTCATCCTTGATGCCTCGGGATTCGATTTCCCAAGCCATATTGCTCACCTCCCTACACCGACGCCATAAAGGCGAAAGCCTGCTTTGCGGTGCGCGCGTTGCGGCGTTCATCGCGACGGACTCGGCCTTCCGGCCGGTTGGCGAACGTGTCGCGGCGGGTGGCGTGAATATCGGTCTTCATAGGTCGACTCCTTCGATAGGCGGGCACGATTGCCCTTTGGCGGTCTAGCGGCCAGATAACCGGCGGCGCGCGCCGGTTACGCAAGGCGCTAGGCGGGGGTGGTGAAGGCGTCGCCGGGGGCGATGGCGCCGACGCGCTTGGCGGTCTTGAGGCGCGCGCCGGACACCACGTCGAGGCAGCGCCCGCCGTTCTCGTATTCGATGATGCGCCCGTCATCGCCGAGGCGGTGAAAGTAATAGCTGACGTCGGTGCCGCCGAAGTCGCTGAACCGGGCGAACACGCCATAGCGCGTCACGTCGGCGCGGTCGGGATAGGCCCAGACTTGCAACATGTTCATCCCTCCCTTGCTTCGCGCAGGATGCGCCGGACTTCCTCCGCCGCTTCTGCATTGGTCGGCTCACGGCCAAGCAGTGCGGCCAGCTTTGCCCAAATGGTATGCGGGCCGGCGTTGTGAACGGTGACGGTGACACGCATGGTCATGCCTGCGCCTCCGCCTTCACGCCGCCCGCAAAGCAGGCGTGACGCTCGATGGCGCGCAGCGCCCCCTCAACGGTCATGAAGGGCGAGGCGAAGCCGCCCACGGCCTGCCCATTGGCGGCCTGCCAGCGGTAGCGCGTGACCGTCACGCCCTTGCGCTTCGTGCGGAATGGAACCAGCGCGGCGGTGATAGGGCCGGCCCAGGTGTCGAAGTAGGTAGCGAAAGCTGCGGGCTGCATGAATTGGGGTTCCTCTATCGGTAGGCACAATTGCCTGTCTGCCTGGGTAGTTCAGAGACCGTCGGCACACTCGCCTTGCTCAGTCCCCGTCGGCACCATTGCCTGAACGAATAGAAGCACGACTCGCCGGATGATGCAATACGAAATGTATTAATTGATGAAGAAAAGTTGCCGCCAGCAAGGCCGATAACAGCACGGGCGCACGCGAAAGCAAGCCGCGTGCCAAGTGACGCCAGCAGCTCGACCATCAGACCCTCTATGATGAACCCCTACCCCATTCGCGGTTAAAAAACAGGCAGTTAGCTCAGGACCGGCGCGGCGAGAGATTTATTCTCCAATCCAGAAAACACCCTTCTGGTCGGCGGGGTGGGTGCGGGGGCATCGTTGAGATTATCGCTACGACACGTATTGATATTCGTGTGCAATGCGTATACGTGTGTTCAGCAGATGAACGAAAATGCCCTATAGCGAGAGAACATTCCGCAAATGAACCAGCGAGTGAAATCGAGTGTCGTGAACGGGGGCCGCGACATGTCTGCGACCGAGTTCAAGGCGTGGCTCGAACTCATGGGATACACCGGCGCCGCGGCTGCGAAGGCGCTGGGGATCAGCAAGGCATCGGTCAGCAATTACCAGCGCGAAGGGGCTCCTCCAGCGATCCGATTGGCGTGTCGGGTTCTCTACCCGAGGCAGGGCGAGGCGGTCTTCCCTTGGGAGGTGGCGTGATGGCTGGGCATCTTCGCGTTCTCGCTATGACCGACACGCGGCTCCTCGACGTGAAATACGGCAGGCGGCCCAAGCGCCGACGAAACGGTCGCGCCGATCCGAAGCGGAACAGCAAGGTGACGCACCATATGGCCGGCACCAAAGAGTACCGCGCCTACTATTCAGCCCGTGCGCGCTGCACCTCGAAGAAGGAGCACTCCTACAAGTGGTACGGCGGCCGGGGCATCAAGTTCCGCTTCAAGAGCTTCGAGGAGTTCTTCGACGACATCGGTTTCGCGCCAACGCCGGAACACACACTCGATCGCATTGATACGAACGGCCACTACGAGGTGGGGAACGTCCGCTGGGCTACGCCGCAGGAGCAGAACGAGAATCACGGCATCTGCCGCAAGATCACGATCGACGGCGTCACGAAGACGATGACCGGGTGGTGCCGGCATTTCGGCATCGATCGCAGCGCGGTCAGGAGCCGCATTCGCCGCGGCTGGGATGTTGTGTCAGCACTATCGACACCGAGCGGTGCGGCATGAGCGCCCTCCGAGTTCTCATCGCCTGCGAAACATCCGGCATCGCGCGCCGCGCCTTCGCCGATCTCGGCCACGACGTCTGGTCCTGCGACATTCTCCCGGCCGAGGATGGCAGCAACCGGCACATCATCTGCGACGTCCGCGACGGCATCCTGAACGACGGCTGGGATCTGCTCGCAGTGCTTCACCCGCCTTGCACACGCCTTTGCAGGTCTGGCCGGCGCTGGATGAGCGGGCCGGGCAACTGGACGCCTCCGAAGAAGCTTCCGGCCGGGCGCACATGGGAAAGCATGAAGGCCGAGTTTGAGGAAGGCGTCTCGATCTTCACAGCTTGCTGGAAAGCGCCGATCGAGCGTGTCGCCATCGAAAACCCGGAGATGAACGATCTGGCGCGGGCACGGATGCCGGCCGATCTTCCTAAGCCCCAAATGGTGCAGCCGTTCTGGTTCGGCCATCCCGAATACAAAGCGACGGGCTGGTACTTGCGCGGGCTTCGTCCGCTGGTTGCGACCAATCTGCTTTCGGAGCCGGAGCGCGGCGGCGACGAGTGGAAGCGGTGGAACCGGGTTCACCGAATGACGCCCGGTCCTGAGCGAGCGCGTCTTCGCAGTCGATCCTTCCCCGGCATGATGGCTGCGGCCGCCGAGCAATGGGGCGGATATGCGCTGGAGATGGCCGCATGATCGACCACCCCAGCGCCGTCAAAACACTACGCTGTAGCTTGGCCGCCAGACGTGGGCTTGATCATCCACGGCTTCACCGCAGGTTCCTTCTCAAGGATGCCCTTCTTCTTACCGAAAGCCCGGATGGCGTCTCGCGCGACCTTGATCGGCTTCAGGCCGTCATGGGCCATGATGCAGGTTCGAAGCGCCGCCTCGTGGAGGACGTCCCGGCTCTTTTCGGGCCATTCCTCAAGGAACTCGATCGCGTCGATGACATTGGAAATCTCGCGGATCAGGTACTTTCCGTCCTTCAGGTAGACGGGCTTCGCGAAGTCTCCGGTATTCATAGCTCCCTCTCGTTTGACAAACGATTCCAACGGTTAAGCCGCCAGTTCACTGCGGCTTGCTTTGATCTGATGTCGCCCGCCGGCAGTTTCAAGACCGCATGGATTGCGATGCATGAAAAGTCGCGCCGCCTAACCCTCAACCCCAATGGAGAAGCCTGAAATGACTGAGAAGGACGATATCGCGAAGCGGGTTCGGTCCCGTATCGCCGACACGCTCTGCGTGGAGCCCGACAAGGTAGTCGACACCGCGTCCATCATCGACGACCTCGATGCGGACAGCCTCGATACCGTCTGCGTTGTCATGGCGCTGGAGGAGGAGTTCGGGATCGAGATTCCCGACGATGAGGCCGACGCAGCGATCACCGTCGGCGACGCCATCAAGATCGTGCGCGGGAGGGTGTCATGACCGCGCTCCTCCGCACCGGCGATGTCGTCGGCCTGACCGGCAAGGTCCGCCACGACTGCCGGCCTGATGAAGACAGCGGCCGCGTGTTTGTCGATGTCGAAGGCCACCACTCCGCGCTCTGGGTGAAGCTTGAGCACGTCACGCTCATCGCGCCACGGATCGACGTCGGCGAGCGTGTCCGCTGGACGAACGGCGCTGAAGCCAAAGTTATCGCCAGCGACGCCGACAAGCTCTGGGTGAAGGCCGACGATGGAACATACCTGATCTGGCCGGCGAAAGAGGTGACGGTCCTCGTCCAGAAGGCCGCCGATCCTGATCCTGTCGAACCTCCGCCCGCGCCGCTCGACGGCAAGGTCGGCAGCGACGAGGAGGCGTGATGGCTGACCAGTCTGAACTTCACAGCCGCCTCACAGGCGAGATCATCAAAGGACGAGCAGTCATCAGAAGCGGCGAAGGTTCGGTGTTCACGACGTTCGACGAAGCCCAGACCTGCAACATCCTGCGGGCGCTCGGACGGCTCACTGGTTTTGCGGCGAGGACGTAGTGCCGATCCGGCCCGAACGTCAGCACCTCTATCCCGGCGGCTCGATCAAATCGCCGGAGTGGCGCGCGATCCGCAAGAGGATCGGCGAGCGCTCGGGCTGGAAATGCGAGACCTGCGGCGCCCCGCATATGACGATGATCGCCCGCGGCACCTATCGCGGCCGAGACGCATACATGGTGCTGGAGACCTGTGAGGTATTTGATGCTGAAACAGGGCTTCGCATGGGGCAGATGCGCTGCACGTCGGAGTTCGGCGCGCAGAAGGTGCTGAAGATTGTTCTCACCGTCGCGCACCTCGATCACGACGAAACCCGCAACGAGGATAGCAACCTGGCGCACCTCTGCCAGCGCCATCACCTGCGCCTCGACGCCAAACATCACGCACGAAACGCTGCTCGCACGCGCAGAAACCGCGGAGGCCAGCTTGATCTGGAGGACCTGCTTTGACGCAATTCAGACTGCACTACACCGATGGCACCACGCTCGACGTCGATGCCGAGACACCGGCCCAGGCGCGCGAGATCGCCAAGGAGCGCCGCACGGGCATCATCAGCAAGATCAAAGTCCTGAAGGAGCCGGCATGATCCGCACACCACTGGTAGCCGGCGCCATCGCCTACACGGTCGACACGCAGGGCACGCTCTGGCTGCGAGCGTTCGATCTGAACGGCCTGCTGATATGCATCTGCCCGGTCCCGGCCGGAGGCGCGCTGCAACTCGCGGATTTCATCGACGATCATTACGACGTTGATGACGGTGACGATGATGACGACGAAATCGGGGAGGTGGCGGGCAATGCGTGATCTTCCCATCCTTTTCTCCGCCCCAATGGTCCGCGCTATCCTGCGCGAGATCGAGCAGCCCGGCACCGGCAAGACGCAGACGCGGCGGGTCATCAATCCGCAACCGAAACTTGCGCAGCATCATGAGCCTGTCCGCGTCGAGAAACGTGGGGGGCGTGGCTGGGTATGGGTGGTCCACACCGACAGGCCGGCCTATCAGTTCGCGACCGGCGATTGGAAAGCACCGTATGCCGTCGGCGACCGCCTCTATGTCCGCGAGGCATGGCATGCGGCCCGCAGCCTCGATAGGACGCCGCCGAGAGACATCCCGCGCGATGCAGATATCGAACATGCCGCCACCGCCCGGAGCTATGCCGAGATCGGCCTGAAGGGCAAACTCCGCCCGGCGATGTTCCTGCCCCGCTGGGCAAGCCGCATCACCCTGATCGTCACCGATGTCCGCGTACAGCGGTTGCGGGAAATCAGCGAGGCGGATGCGCTGGCCGAAGGAGCAGTGCAGCCTTGGACCGGCTCAGCCGGCACTGCGTGCGACGACACGAGAACAGCACTATCCGAATTTGAAGCGCTGTGGGACAGCCTCAATGCGGCGCGCGGCCATGGCTGGGAGGCAAACCCGTGGGTCGCCGCCTATACCTTCCGTCCGATCTTGGGCAATATCGACCAGATCGGGGAGGGGCGATGAACGACGATCTACAACGGAACCACGCCGCAATCTGGGCGGCGATAGACGAGATCGCGGCTCGGCAGGGCGTTTCAACATCGCGCCTGTCGATCCTGAGCGGTGGCGACTCGACCGCGTTCAACCCCTCGAAGCGAGTCAAGGATGGGCGCTGCCGCTGGCCCTCTACGGAGCGGATAGCGATGGTCCTCGCCTTCTCGGGAATGTCCTTTGCTGAGTTCGGCGCGCTGGTCGAAGAGAAGGGGCGATATCTATCGCGCTCCAAGCCGTGACAGCAGGGCGGCCGGCGATAAATCCGGTGCCGCGTCATCCTTCACAATCCCGTCCGCCGTCGGGCGGAAGAGCGACCCGAGAACGATGGCCCGTTCCTGCTCTGTTGCCTGACCTTCCGCCGTGAGCGCTAGGTATGTCTGGGCCATTATCGACCGTTCCTCAGCATCGATTGCGAGATGGTGTTCGCTCAGGAACAAACGCGTCAGGATGCGTGCGGCCCAGAAAACGATTGTGGTGAGCACCACGCCCAGCGTGACGAGGACTAGGTAGACTGCTGGCGGCTTGTCAGTCGTCGCAATCTCGATTGCATGGCCTGCGATCCAATAGAGACTCCCCACGAGGGCAAGGCTCGCCAATACTGAGAAACCTACCAAGAAATTGCGGTAGGTTAGTGTTTTCGTGCGGTGAGCCTCGGCCTTCTGCGACCAATACTCAACCGGCCCTTTCAGTCGCATGTGCTCGCGATACAGATTCTCGGTTTCCTGGATGCTGGCAATCGATGCCATCGCCTGCTCGCCGAGGTGTGAAAGGGACTGGTTGACTTGTGCATCCTTGGAAGACCGGAAGGCAGTCAGCAATCGTCTCCCTTGTCGAAGGGATCTGGCAACGGATTTCCGCTGGCGGGTCAATTCATTCTTGAAGACGTCGCGCTGATCTCTGGTTTCCTTCTCTGTCTTCGCCTTCGCTGTCTGGAGTTGCTTCTGGATCCCTTCCAGCGATCGCTTCACCGCGGCGGGCGTCTTTCTGCTGATCCCTGCATCGAACGCCGCCATTAGCATGACGCCCTTGGTGTGTTCGAAGTTACCAATGTCGAGGCCGCCGGTGTTCATCCATGAAGCGAGTGCGGCGGCAGCTACCGTTGGGGACTCGTCCTTTAATTGCGATACAAATTCGCCGACCGGCGACGTAGACAATGGTATCCTCGTGTTCTGGAAGGCTCGACGGAGATGGTCTTGCATCAACCCGCGATTACCCTCATCGGATCCATCCCCAAAGCCGGGAAGTTGGTTTTGGATCTGCGAAATATGTTGAGAGATAACATTCCAGGGCTGCTTGATTTGTCGATTTACAGGGCTTGAATTAAGCCAAGACCAAAAATTCTGCTCATTTTGTGTGAAATCGTGGATTTCTTGGGTTGAAAAGAATTTCAACGTTCCGTTGTGCTGCCCCAGATCCACGTCGATGATTGGCTCGTTTGCCATGGCGCCCTCCCGGTATTTCCCCGTTCGATGTATGGCCCCTGATTCTGAAGCGTTGCAAGAGGCAGTGATCGTTCACATTGCCTGAAAGTATTCTCAGTATCGTTCATAGCGACTGTGAACGATAAATGTATAAAATAAATCAAATACTTAACAATCATTGATGCTGATGACTTCGGCGGCATCCATCAATCTCAGTTGACAATCAGGATTTTCTGCGCATCCTCTGCGGCGTGATGGGCTTGCGCGCCCGGACCCCAACAATCCACATCGTCCCGCGTTCTCCTCCCTGCGATACCGGCTGACAGGGCACCAAAGGCTGTTCGCTCACGGCTAGGAACCGCTTCAGCGCGGGGCGGCCGCTTCGGCGGTTCATTGTGGCTGGGGCAAGCGGCGGCGCCGGAGATTTTCAGATGTTCCGATTTCGCTCCGCCAAGGCTGAGAACGGCATCGTCATCGACGAGATCGACGGCATGACGCCTGTGCAGGTGAAACTGCTGGCCGAGCGCGGAGTGGTGTTCGGGACGAAGTTCAAGGCCGGCGGCAAGACGCTCGGCGGGAATATCATCGCGGCGTCGCTGAAGGATGCTGAGGCGGTTGCCGTAAAGCGCGGGCTCGGCGAGGAGATTTTCGGGCAGTTGACTATCTAATAGCGGAAGGGTCGAACTATCTGATCTTTGTTAGGCCAACCAGCCACCTCATTGATCATGAAGTCCCAGACATGATCGGGTATTCGGTGGGGCCAATCGAGGACTGAATGGTGGCCAGGTACGATCTCCACATATCCCTTGGCAATCAAGGGTTCGAGGGCTGCGTCGTTGAGCGGTGCTAGGAAGACCTGAGTGTTCTGAGCGGCCACCCATGCCAGAACGTGGATTTCTTGAGTCGGCATACGCTGAAGTTTCTCGATATGTTGCGCCTTCCATTTCCGTATGCGTCTAATTCGGAACGGGCGCGCAATTTGGCTAAGGACCGACCTGAGCAGGGACACTGCGAGTACGGCGCCAGAGAACACTGCAAGAAGAAAGGCGGTCCCCAGAAGCCAGTTTGGAAGTGTGGCGAGATATTCAATCCCATACGCCTCGCCGATGAGTGTTGCTGAAGACCCTAGAAAGATCGCGAGCGCCACAGGCCACGACGTGCTCATCGCTTCGACGAAATCTTTTAAGCTTGGCATGCACCACCCCCTTTAAGCGAACGAACACTTTGATGCGGCAGTAGTCAATGACTATCCCGTCCTTTCGCCGCCAGACCGCCCCGAAGCTCGGCGCCAAAGACGGCGAACGTGTCAGGAAGGGCGAAAAGTACCGCGGCAGCCGGCAGAGCAGGGGATACGACGCCGATTGGGAGAAGCTGCGCCACGCCTACATGCAGAGCGTGAAGCGGCAGTGCGAGGAGTGCCGGCGGCGCGGTTATCTCTGCCTGGCCGATGATGTCGACCACATCGTTCCCGTGCAGGACGAGCCCGATCTGCGGCTGGAATGGACTAATCTTCAGGCGCTCTGCCGGGTGCATCACAAGGGATGGAAAGCCAAGATGGAGGGATACGCCCGCAAGATTGGCGCGATCAGCCTTCTCCCGCAATGGTGCCGGCATCCGGAGACAAGACCATCGCAGTTCGCCATCCTGAAGCGCGGGCCGCTGGCGGAGCTGTTCGATGAAGACCAAGGAACAGCAGCAGACGCCGAGTAGCGCCGGAGAGGTCCATTTCCTGACCTCGTTCAAGGAGTTGCCGGAACCGAACATCCCGCTCTTGGCCGCCGGCCGCAAGGTCTACGACGAATGGTGCCGGACGCTCATCAAGTCCGGTCTCCTCACGCTGAAAACCCGCGAATACGTCGAGATGCTTGCCATCGCGACAGACGACATTGCCTACGCCATCGGCAAGGGGAAGCGCCCGACACGGCAAGCGATGGAAGCGAAGCGCGCGGCCATGATGAAGTTGGAACGCCTCGATGCGGAGCAAACGATCGTCGGGCAGGAAGGGAAAGGTGGCAATCCTTACGCAGCATTCGGGTTCGCGAGACGAACTCGACAGCGGCGCCACGGTTAAGATCGAAGGGAAGGAGTATCCCGACTACGTCGCCATTGGCGTTGCCTATGCCGAACTGATCGCGGACGAGAAGATCCCGGCCTGCCGCCTTCTTATCCTCGCGGCCCAGCGATTCCTGCGGATGTACGCCGAGGCCAAGAAGGGCAACGGCGACATCTACTGGTCCGACGAACACGCCATCGAGCCGTGCGCGTTCATCGAGACGCAGGTCCATGTGAAGGGCGTACTGGCGAAGACGCCGATCCGGCTTGAAGCCTGGCAAATCTGGGTCATCATCGCGATCTACGGCTTCCGCTGGTCGGATACCGGCGACCGCGTCGTCACCGATGCAATCTTGGAGATTACTCGCAAGCAGGGAAAATCCCTTCTCGCTGCCGGTCTCTCGCTCTACGAGCTTGGTCCAAACGCCCACATTGGCGACGATCTCTACATCATCGCTCCGACGGCGGCGCTGGCGCAGAAGGTGCTGGAGCCGATGTCCAAGATGGTAGAATATAACCCGCCGCTGAAGGAGCATTACGGCATCCGGTGCCTGACGGAGCGGATAGACGTCGCCGAGACCGAAAGCTACGCGACGATCCTGTCATCGTCTGGGAAAAAGCAGGACGGCCACGACCCCAAAGTGGTTGTCGCGGACGAGTTCCACTCGCTGCCGGCGGCGATCTACAATGTGATGAAGTCGTCGCAAGGTGCTCGCCCAGAGAGCCTGTTTCTCAAGATCGGGTCGGCGGGCTACAACGCTTTCGGCGTCGGCTGGGATGAGCGCAACATCGCGATCGAGGTTCTGGAAGGCAAGCGGTTACGGCCGGAGCTTTTCGCCGCGATCTGGACGATCGACCCGACGGATTTCGGGAACTGGCGCAGCGAGCGCGTGATCCGCAAGGCGAACCCGAATTTCGGCATCTCGACACCGAAGCGGAAGGTGCTCCAGGAAGTCGAGGAGATCTACACCAATCCGCGAAACAAGAACGAGACGCTGCGGACGCGGTTCAATGTCTGGGGCCTTGGTGAAAGCCGGCTGATCGGCCGCGACCAATGGGATGCCTGCAAGGACGAGAAGCTGAAGCTTTTCCAGTTCGCGGGCGAAAAGTGCTGGGTTGGCGTCGATCTTGCCACCCGCAACGACATGGTCTGCTGGGTGGCCGAGTTCGAGCTACCAGATGGTAGGGTGGCGTTCTTCGCCAAGCATTATGTGCCCGAGCATGGGCCATGGCGCGAGGACGATGAGGTCCGCGACATCTACGAGCATTGGCACGAGCAGGGCTTTCTGACGTTCACGCCGGGCTCGTTCCACACCTACGTCGAGATCGAGAAGGACTTAATTGACCTTTGCGACATTGCCGAGGTCGAACTCATCGCGATCGACGACCGCGAGGCCAACGCCCTTATGGGCAGCCTCACGAAGCAGGGGAAGCCGGTGGTGGCGTTCCGCAAGAACGCGCCGAACTACTCCGAGCCATGCAAGGACATCACGGCCCGCGCGGTCGGGAAGACAAAGGGGCTGGCCCACAACGGCAACCCGGTGCTGGCCTGGAATGTCGAGAACACGATCGGCGGACAGAACACGGCGGAACTGATCCTGCCGAAGAAGGTCTCCGAGCACAGCAACATGAAGATCGACGGCTTTGACGGGATGTGCATGGCGCACGCTTGTTATCTCGAGCAGGTCGATCCTCTGAAAACCAAGCGGCCGAATCCCATGGCGGAAAGAGGCTTGCGCATGGTCGATATTGATTGAAAAGTCAGTAGGATAGGGTAATTTAAGCGGGCCGATTTGGTGCTGGTAACACCGCGTCGGCCCTAACCAAGCCAACACGGATGAGGTGTTGAGTGGCTGACAAATCAGTATGCAAATTTGATGGTTGTAGCAAGCCCGCGAAGGGGCGTGGGTGGTGTGGCGCGCACTGGAAAAACTGGCGCAAGTACGGCGATCCAACGCCTCGAAGGAGCTATCAGCTCCGTGGGGATAAATCGTGTTCACAATGCGACACAGAGAACCCAAGAACGATCGAGTTCTTCAGCCCAAAGAACGGACGACCCGATGGACTGGAATCCTATTGTCGCGAATGCCACGCGCGGAAGGCCAGAATTGCCTATCACCGCGATCCAGAAAAACGCGCGCAATCCAAACGTCGGTATCTGAGCCGGAATCGTGACCGCATCAATGCGGAGCGCCGAGAGCGTTATGGTGATCACGAGAAGAAGTTGGAGCGCGCGTGGCGGGCCGCTAATCGTGACAAAACCAGAGAAATTTCTCGACGATCGCGCGAGAAGCGGAGCCCGGAGCAGCGGTTTGCTCATTCGGTGGGAAACCGGGTCCGAGAAGCGCTCAGACTCCGATCTGGAAGAGATGGTGATGCCGCCGCCATCGGCTACAAGAACGAAAGCTGGCAGACCGCATTCGGATACACAAAGCAGGATCTTTGCCGGCACATCGAGCGCCAGTTTACGAGGGGGATGACTTGGCAGAACTTCGGCACGTTCTGGCATCTCGACCACATCGTTCCGCTCGCCAGCTTTTCCTACACCGGCTTCGATGATCCCGAGTTCAAGGCGGCTTGGGCTCTTACCAATCTTCGCCCGCTCGAAAAGATCAAAAACATCCAGAAGCACGCCAAACGGACGCACCTGCTATGACCGAAACCAAGGACATAACTGAGCGTGCTCCGGTGGCCGTCCGCGCGTTCGGCGCCGATGACAGCCACCTCTGGACCACGACCAACATGGGCGATCTCTTCAGCATGGGCTACGTCGCTGCGGGCTCGCGCTCGGCGATGCTGCGGCTCGCGATCAGTCTGAAGTGCATCGATGTCCTTTCGAGAGACGTAGCGAAGACACCGGCATATCTCTATCGCCGCAAGAATGGTGGCGCCGAGATCGTCGAGCCGAATGAGCACCGCGTCGCAGCAATGCTCGCCGGCCGAACCAGTCGCTACTATGGTGTGAAGGAGTTCCTGCGGATTGCGACGGCACATCTCGTGACGGCGTCGCAGTATTACGTGGCCGCGCGCCGCAAGCGCACTGGCGAGTTGATGGAGATTCAGGGCATCCCGCATACCGACGTGTCGGTGCGCGTCGAGCCCAAGCAGCGACGTTACGTCTACGATGTCACTGCCAACGGCCAGCACGCGCAGGCTCAGTATGGCTGGGCGGCCGGCGGCCTTCTCGACGACCAGATGGCGCATATCCGTCTGCGCTCGATGAACGGGATCGACCCGATCGCGACAAGTGCTGTTGCCAAGGGCGCGTTCGACCTCATCTCGAACATGCAGAAGTTCCAGAGCGATCTGTTCAGCAACGGCGGCATGCCGATCCTGGCGCTGACGTTCCCTGACGGCCTGACCGACGAACAGTGGCAGCGGCTCAATAAGGACTTGCAGGCGCAAGCCAAGAAGGCGCGCGAGAAGGGCGTCCCGTTCATCCTTGAAGGGCAGGGCATCAGCGGCCAGTCGCCCAAGGTCGAGAAGATGAGCCAGACGGCCGCCGATGCCGAGTTTCTGAAGGCGAACAACGCGGTCTTTACCGACGTTTGCCGCTACTACGGTGTCCCGCCGCACAAGGTCTACCTGTTCGACGGTGTCAAATACGACAACGTGACGCCCTATGAGCGGGCCTATGTCACGGATTCGTTGGTCCCGATCTTCGATGCGATTACCGAGGCGCTGCATCCGGTCCTGCTGACCGAGGACGAGCAGGATGAGTATTTCATCATGTTCGACAAGGATCAGGCATATGCCGCCGATCCTGAGCAGCGCCAGAAGGTCATCAACGACCAGTGGAAGACCGGGCTCATAACGAAGAACCAGGCGCTCGACGAGCTGGGCTTCAATACGATCGGCGATGCCGGTGAGGTTTACCTATTCAGCGGCAACTTCGTGATGACCGACACCAACAACGAGGTGATCCTGAAAGCCGGCGGCAATGCGCCCGGCGAAGAGGATACCGAGAAGACCGACGACAAGGACAAGGCCAAGGCGCCGGTCCTCTCTCTCGTAAAGAACTGAGGAGGCAGCGATGCTGAATATCTCGATCGACGAGTACTTGTCGAAGCGCTCGCTGAGCGTGAACGACGGCATCGTCTACCGCGCTGCCAAAATGCCGAAATCTTTCGACGGCGGCACGCGGTCGGCTGTTTTCGTCATGACCGACGAGACCACCGACAGCTACGGTGACACGGTTCGCGCCAAGGGCGCCGATCTGACCCGGTTCGAAAGCAACCCGATCTGCCTGCTCAACCATCGCAGCGATCTCATCCTCGGCAACTGGTCTGATGTCCAGAAGAAGCCGAAGCGGATCGAGGGCAGGGCGACACTCGCCGCCGAGGGCACGGCGCCGCATATCGACATGGCCTACGGCCTTCTGGAGCAGGGCATTCTGCGCGCGGCCTCGATCGGCTTCATGCCGACGAAGCTGGAGCGGAAGCTCGACGACAAGGGCGAGCCGACCTGGGCCTACGACATCCTCGAATGGGAAATGTACGAATGCTCGATCGTTGCTGTTCCCAGCAATCCTGCGGCATTGGCGCGGTCGATCAAGGAGGGCAACATGCTCGCCAAGGATTTCCTCGAAGAGGTGCTGGACACCTATACCCGAACGGCGGCCGGCCTGATCGTCCCGCGCTCGGAACTTGAGGCCGCGCACAAGGACGCCACCGGCGACAAGACCTCCATCCTCACCACGAAAATCGAACTCGACGAGAAGTCGCTCGACCGTCTGGAAAAGATTGCCGAGCGCATGGAGAAGGCGGCTGATGCCGTCGTCGCCGGCACTGTCGAGCTATCCGCCGAGCCGGCCGAGCCCGAGGTCGATCCTGTCGTGCAGGAACTGGAACTCAACGTCGAGGAGTTCCTGAAGGATTTCGAGCCGAAGGTGCAGGAGATCAACGAGCCCGAGCGGAAGGGTGCGCTGACGAAGCTCGTCGAGGGCATCCGCGGCCTGTTTAAGGCGTCCGAGCCCGAGCCGGAACCCGCTCCGGTCCCTGCCGACCCCGAAGTCCAGAAGGCGCTGAAAGAGCGTCTTGCCAAGATCGCGGCCGTCGAGGCCGCGTAAGCCATCGGGGCGACCCGATCCACGATCCGCGAGGATCACCATCCGACCCGCCCACTGAGGCGGGTTTTTTCATGAAGAAAGGACCGAGATATGACTCTCGCCGAACTTCGCAAGGCTCTCGCGGATAAGACCAAGGGCCTGAGCGACCTCCAGACCAAGGCGTTCGCCGACGGCGCTACGCAGGAAGACACCGACGCGCTCCAGAAGGCGCTGGACGAGATCGATGGCATCAATGCCAAGATCGCGCTGGCCGAGCGCGCCGAGAATGCGGTGAAGGCGGCGGCGCAGCCTGTCGATGAGACCGAAACCAGCACCGTTCCGGCGGCCGTCGAGCGCAAGCTCAAGCCGGTCGAAAAGCTGGGCCTCGCGCTGACGTCGATCATCAAGGCTCACCAGAACCGCTCCACTCCCCACGAGGAGTTGGAGAAGAACGGCTATGGCACTTTCGTCAAGGAGCTGGTGTCGACCACTCCGGCCGACGGCGGCTACGCCGTTCCGACGCCGCTCGCCAGCGAGATCATCGAAATCCTCCGGGAAGACTCGGCATTCCTGGCTGGCAATCCTCGCCGCATCCGTCTGCCCAATGGCAACTTCACCATTCCCGCCGGCGACAGCGGCGTGGTCGGTGGCTACGGGGCGGAAGCGTCGGACATCGGCGTCGAGCAGCAGACGTTCCGGGATGTGAACCTCCAGGCCAAGCGCCTGTCGGTTCTCGTGCCTGCATCGAACGAACTGCTCTCGTGGTCGGTCGGCGACATGCAGTCGTTCATTGAGGACGACATCCGCGGTGCGCTGGGCGAGAACATGGACCTTGCCCTGCTTCGTGGCGACGGCCAGTCCAACCGTCCGCTCGGCATCACCCGCATCGCTGGCGTTCCGTCCTTCGCGGGCTGGGGCGTTGGCGGTACGCCGATCGAGACGATCCAGCGCGTCGAGGCCACCCTGGCCAAGGCTGAGACCGAAATGCGCAATCGCAAGATTCACGGACGTCGCGCCGCATGGATCATGCACCCGCGCACCCGCATCTGGCTCTCCGGCCTCCGCGACGGCAACGGAAACCGTGTCTATCCCGAGGTCAACTACGGCCCCGGTGAAGGCAGCGGCCCGCGCCTGCGCAGCAAGCCGGTCTACGAGACTACGATGATGCCGGCGAACCTCGGCACCGGCGGCGACGAAACCGACATCCACCTCATCGACTTCAGCCATGTGCTGTTCGGTGAGGCGACCGGGCTGTCCTTCCGCGTCTCCGAAGAGGCGTCCTACAAGGTCGGCGGCGTGATGTACTCGGCCTTCCAGCGCAACGTTACGCTGGTTCGCGCGATCATGCACCACGACGCGGATGTCCGTCATCCCGGCGCCGTGGTGAACATCACCGGCCTCGACTGGTACGACAATCCGCCGGCCTGAGCCTGACGAGATGACAGCGGGCGGCATCCGTGCCGCCCGCCTCTCCCCGAAACAAGGACGAAGAACATGAGCAACCCGTTCGCTCCGAACAAGAATGGCGTGGTCGTCGTGACGCTTGCGCAGCCTTACGGCTCGAATGTCGCGGGCGAAAAGGCCGGCTTCCTTCCCGAGATCGCCAAGGCGCTCGTGAAGAAGGGTATGGCTGTGCTGCCCGGCCAGACCGCTCCGCAGGCCGATGCCGGGGCGCAGGGAGGCCCGGAAATGACCTCCCGCAAGTTCACGCCGCAGCGTGATCCGCTCGATCACGACAGCGACGGCAAGAAGGGCGGCAGCCTTCCCGACGATCAACGGGTTCTTCCCGGCTCGGCCACCGACAGCCTCCGCGCCGAGTTCAAGGAGTTGACCGGCAAGGACGCCGACTCCCGCTGGGGTGCCGCGCGTCTGGCCGCTGAGATCGAAAAGGCTCTCGAAGCCGCGACTGCGCCGGCCGATGGCGAGGCAGAGGCTCCGCAGGCCGATGCCGGGGCGTAACGCACGCTATTCGGATCGCATGATCCGACAGGGCGACTATCTGGATCGAGGTCGAAATGGATCTGACGCTGAAAACGCCGGCCACAAAGACCTCGATCAGCGTCGACCTCGTGAAGGCGGGGAAACGGATCAGGCACGGGTCGGAGGACGATCTGATCGAGTTCTGGATTCGCGCGGCCGATGAGTATGTCGAGAAGCGGACGAACCTCTCGCTCATGGAGCAGACCTATGTGCTGCGTCTGCGCCGCATCCTCCCGTCCGTCCAGCTTCCTCGCCCGCCGCTGAAGTCGATCACGTCGGTCAAATATGCTGTCACAGGCGGAACTGAGCAGGTTCTTTCTGATCCTGACGATCGTGTCCGCATCGACCGGATGCTCCCGACGATCGACACCGGGTTGGTCGAGCAAGCCGGCACGATGGAGATCGAATACGTCGTCGGGGCAGATGATCCCGAGAAAGTTCCGGCCGCGCTTCGTCAAGCGTCATACCTGCTGGCAGCATCGTGGGTCGAGTCGCGCGCCGCGACCTATCAAGAACCCCGGATAATGCAGGTCGAGAAGAAGATTTCATTCGGGGTGGACCAGCTTACGAAGGAGCTTCGCGTCCCGAACGGCACTGATCTGAACGGTGGGTGGTGATGTTTCCGTCCAGCAAGGCGCCCAACCTCGTCCTGATCCAGCACAAGGTCACGATCCCCGGCCCGCTGAACGACATCGTGACATGGGCGGAATATCGGCAGGTCTGGATGAGCATCCAGCCCAATCGCGGGAGAGAGGTGTTCAAAGGCGACGAGCTTCAGAGTGTCGTGTCGCACACCCTGCGCGGCGATTTCCTTGAGCTTGAGGGCATCAACGAGACGCAACGCATCGTCTTCAACGACACCCACGACTACGGGCCACACGGCATCCGCGCGGATTCGCTGGTCTTCGACATCCTTGCGGTGATGCCCAATCTCGACGGCATGGACGACGTGATGATCCAGGCCAACCTCAACCCGCTGCGCTACGGCGATCTGGACCCGAACGTTCCGCAGTAGCCATGCTGTTCGCACCGGGAAGGGTATGGGAGGGCGAGACTGCGGTTGTCGTCGCTGGCGGGCCGTCGCTGACGCTGGCGCAGGTTCGCACGATTGGCATCGCACATGCGCTCGGCCGGTGCCGCGTGATCGCCGTTTCGGATGCAGTCTATCCGTGCTGGTTCGCAGATATACTTTTGTCGTCGGACGCCAAATGGTGGGATCACCACCACGGTCTCTCGGCGTTCCGGCGCATCAAGATATCGAGGAACCCTCTCGGGCGGTACGACGTCCAGAACCTCAACGATACCGGCCCCGACGGTTTCGACCCGGTGCCCGGCAATGTTCGCCACGGTTCGAACTCGGGCTATCAGGCGGTGCATGTCGCGGCGCAGTTGGGTGCGAAGACGATCATCATCGTGGGAATGGACTTCTCGGACGGCGGCGCGCGGGATCACTGGTTCGGCCTCCACCAAGGCCGGATGGATATGTGCTCCGATACTGAAACGTGGCGACGGCACTTCCGCACCCTGACCGACGCGCTGGGCGGGCTGG